GTCAGGTGTGGCATATGAAATGGGGAGCAGACAGATTATTACCATCCGTTATGTCTCAACATTTTCCTAATTTTGATTGCACAGGTAAATATACTAGTAACTATAGAGTTGATGGTAATCCAGGTTCCGTCAATAAAGAATTTTTCGAAAATGGTAATAAGATAATGACTGAACGATATAATGGAGTTTTCCCATGGCGGAAATAAAGACCTTAGTGGTTGGTAAAAATAGTTTTATAACCAGAAATTTGAGTGATACTTTTGACAAGATATCATATAAAAATCTAAGTGTAGTTGATTTAGGTAAATATGATGTTGTGATTAATTGTGCTTTAAATCCACTATACAAAACAAATAAATATTCTGAAACAATGGATGTTGATTTTCAAGTTGGTTTAAAAGCCTGCCAAAGTAATTGCCATTATGTGATGTTGTCCACAAGCAAAGTTTATGGTAATAGTTCGGAACTAAAAGTGTATGATGAATCTTCACATCTGAATCCATTCGACTATTATAGTGAGAATAAAGTTACAACAGAAGTAAAAATACTTTCTGCTTTTCCTAATCAGGTAACAATTCTTAGGGGTTCAAACATATTTGGTTTAGAATACGGTAGAAATTCCTTTGTTGGTTATTGTATGTCACAGTTGGTGAATGACGGTAAAATTAAATTAACTTTATCAGAAAACACCAAAAGAGATTTTTTGTTTATTGAAGATGCGGCTAAAATTATAGAAACTATATGTTTTAAAAAACCAATTGGTGTATTCAATCTTAGTTCAAATTATGGTTTAGAAATTGGCCAAGTTATTAAAAATCTTATAAATGGTTATCATGGTGGAATAATAGAAAAAACTGGATTTGAATTACAAAGACAATTTATACTTGATAATAGTAAATTGAAAAATTCTTTAAATATAGATATAGGTCCTTTTAATTTTAATGATATTTTTAGAAATCTTGGTAATAAAGTAATGAATGAAAAATATAAAGGAGTTTTCCCATGGCAAAAAATTTAATAATCGGTGCATTTACAGGTTACAATTACAATCAATTGAAACCGTGGGTTGATTCAATTGATTCTTGTGGTTTTGTTGGTGATAAAGTGATGGTTGTTGGTGATGCATCGCAAGACACTAGGAACGAATTACTCAAACAAGGTTTTCGGTTACATGATATGCCAAGAATTAATGCACCAATACATGTTGCAAGATTTTGGTCAATCTATGACTTTCTTCATAACAACTGGGAAGAATATGATATTGTTGTAACCACAGATGTTAAAGATGTATATTTCCAAAGAGACCCTTGTGCATGGATTAAGGAATACACAGACAAACCATTGGTTGCTGGTTCCGAATCTTTACGTTATAAAGACGAATCTTGGGGTGATGAAAATTTGATGCAGGCTTATGGTCCAGAAGTTTACGAAAGATTCAAAAACAATATCATCTATAACGTAGGAACCTTTGGTGGCCAATCCGATTATGTTAGAGATATGTGTTTCAACATCTTCACCAATTCACTCAACAGGCCAATTCCTATTGTTGACCAGGCGGTCTATAATGTTTTAATCAATACACAACCTTATAAAGATAATGTATTGTTTACCAACCAGGAAGATGGCTGGGCGGTACAACTTGGCACTACTGGTGACCCATCTAAGATGGAACGTTTCCGACCAAACTTAACTGAACCCGAACCACTATTTGATTACAATAAAAAAGTAATTACAACATCGGCCGGTGAACCACATTGCATTGTACATCAGTATGATCGTGTTCCACTTTGGCAGAGTTTGGTTAGAAACATGTTTAACCAAGAAGACCCCAATCAATTTTTTACATTTAGGACTACATAATGAGTGAATTAATAATGATTCCAGTAAAAACAGAATCTGATGTTGAAACGTTACGGCAAATTAGAAATGTTTGCAAAAATTTTATGACAAGACATACCGATGAAATAACATACGAACAACAACAAAACTGGTATAAAAATATTGATAAAGGTATTAATAAACTTTATTTGTTACATAAAGTTTATTGTGGATCCGTTGGTGATATTATTGGTTACGGATATATAAGAATTGAAGATGGTTGTGTGTTGTTGACGGGTGGTTTGATTGAATCTGAGAGAGCTAAAGGATATGGCCACATCCTTTTTGAATATCTTGTAAAGAATTCTGAACAGTTTAAAATACCAATTAAATTAGAGGTATTAAAAACAAACATGAAAGCATTTTCTGTTTACAACAAAATTGGTTTTAGGGTTACCGCAGACGATGGTAAAGTAATTAAAATGGAGTATTATTATGATTCAGTTATTTAAAGTTAGAATGTCGGAGAGAGCTCCGGAAGAAGTTGGTAAAGTTTTACTATCAGGATTTATTGGCCAAGGTTCAAAAGTTGAAGAATTTGAAACTGCTTTACAAAAAGAATTAAAAACCAGTCAAAGACCGGTAACAATAAATTCTTGCACCTCAGCAATTGATTTGGCTCTACATCTATGTGGTGTACAACCCGGTGATGAAGTTATTGCAACTCCACAAACTTGTTTTGCTTCACAAGTGGGTATCATTCATCGGCACGCTAGAATTAGATGGGCAGATATTGACCCTGTAACCGGACTAATGGATCCAGAATCTGCTAGGAAATTGGTTAACGAAAAAACAAAAGCAATTGTTGCAGTTAATTGGGCAGGTAGAATTTGTGATTTTAAAACACTAAAGTCATTTGGTGTTCCTGTTATTGAAGATGCTGCACATACATGGGATTCTTTTCTGGAAGGAAAACCTGAACGTGGTGATTACATTTGTTATAGTCTACAAGCAATTAAGTTTTTAACAAGTGCTGATGGTGGTCTTTTGGTTTGTCCAAATGAAGAAAAAACAGAAGAAGCTAAAATTCTTAGATGGTATGGTTTAGACAGAACTAAATCAGAATCATTTAGATGTACACAAAATATTAAAAGAGCTGGCCACAAATATCATATGAATGATGTTAATGCTATGATTGGTTTATGTAACATCCCAGAAGCCAGAGAATCTGTGTTACAACAGAGACAAAATGCAAAATTTCTTATTGAGAATGTTAAGAATCCGAATTTAATAATGCCAACGTATGATGAAACTTGTTCATTTTGGTTGTTAAGTATGCATGTCTTATCTGGAAGAAAAGCAGAATTTATAAAATATTTGGAAACCAATGGTATCGTTTCCAGTCCAGTACACTTTAGAAATGATATGTATGATTCAACAATTCAATTCAAAGAAGGTGACTTGCCTGGTGTTACCAGTTTTGATGCATCTCAAACCTGTGTTCCTATTGGTTGGTGGTTGAGTGAATCTGATTTGCTTAAAATTGTAGATGTAATGAATAAATTTAATTGATGGCTTCTTTATCATTCTACATTCCTGGATTTTACGAAGAAGCTTCAATTGAAGTTATTAAAAGTATACGTAAATTTTATCCAGAAAATACTATTGTTATATCTTCCGATTCTGGTCCTAATTATTATGATGTTTCAAAAGAATACAATTGTAATTTTCAATATTATGATTACCATATAGGATATGCAGTAAAACCTTACGGATTCACAAAACATAAAGCTTTAGAATTTCTTAAAAGATTTTATGTTGCTTGCCTTTTGTCTAAAGAAACTCATATAATGTGTGCTGAAGATGATATTACTTTATTGGGTAAAGTTCATATAGAAGATTCTTGGGAATTATATGCACATCCAGTAACAAATTGGGTACCAGAGTTTTTATTGGATTTTTGTAAACAAGTTTCTGGTGTTTATCCATCTAGGCCATATTACGGTGCCGGCGGAGGCACCATCTTTAAAGTCGATACATTCATACAAAATTACTTTTTCATAGTAAATATATTCGAACAACACTATGAAGAAATACAAAAACATTATCCAACTTTTGGTTACTATGATTGTTTTTTGACGATATTCTATTTCTTATGTGGAAAAGAATATGTAATCAATAATGGCATATTCGAAATTAAGCCATTCAACAAAAATTTCGATCTTTCTACTGTGGATAGTGCAAAATATCCCATAGTACATCTTTACAAAAATCATTATCCCAAAGATTACGGAGGCTTTTTATGGTGAACACATATATTACATTACACAAATGTCCAGGTTTCGGACTTACAGAACTTCTATCGAATAAGATTGATGTTGTTGGTCTTGAAATTGGTTGTGATGTTGCTGCAACAACTGAATATTTATTGGAAACTCTTCCGAGTTTAACATTACATTCTATTGATCCATATACACAATATATGGATTGGAATGGCACAATTGTTCCTAGTCGTGAAAATGATTATCAGACTGCCATGAATAAATTGAAAAAATATGGCAAACGATTCTTTATGCATAAAAAAGATTCTGCTGTATGTTATGATGAATTCGAAGATGGTTTCTTTGATTTTATTTTTGTTGACGGTATACACACATATGATGGAGTAATGTCAGATTGTATGAAATATTATTCTAAAGTTAAACCTGGTGGCATCTTTTCTGGCCACGATTTCAGCATGATACCTGATGTTAACAGAGCAGTCAATGAGTTTGCAGCTTTACATGGTAAAAAAATATTGAACACAGAAGTTGATGTTTGGTATTGGTACAAATAAAAAATGAAAAAATACATATATTATCACATATATCTGACAGATGAAACTGGATGTTGGTATAATTTATTCTTAGATCAATTATATGATGTTATTGATTCTGGTCTATATGACAACATAGAAAAGATGTATGTTGTTTGTATTGGCCGCCGAAGTGAGATAGAATTATTTGCTGGTATATGTAATTGTTATCATAAGATTGAAATTTTAAATAAGCTTTATCTGGATGAAGATAAAGTAGAAGATTTGTCATTGGCATACACCTCCACGATTGATTATGAAAAAAATAATTTGCATGATGAAACTTCAACAATGTGTCATTTACAAGAACATGCAAAAAGAGAAGATGCACAGTTTTTATACTTTCACTCAAAAGGAGTTACAGCTGCATGGAGAATGAAGGTGGAAAGACACTCACAAGCTTTCATTAATTATTACCTATGGAGAAAATTCTTGGCTTGGGGATGTATTGAAAACTGGAGAATTTGTACAGAAAAATTAGAGAATCATTCTTGTGCCGGTGTTAATTTTGGTTCATGGCCTGTACCCCATTACTCTGGTACATTTTGGTGGACAAAATCCGAATATGTTAGAAAACTACCGAATATTAAAGAAAATGATTGGTGGATAAACTTAATGAAAACTACACCGTTGAATACCTTTGATTCTAACAGAGGTAAACCAGAAATGTGGATTGGCACACGCTTTGATAATGATTTTTATAATATTATTAGTTCAAGCATAATGCCGCCACAAGGAACACCAATACAAAATCATTGGCCAAGGTCAAAATATGAAGGTGCTGTTAATAAATGAAAAACATTTTTATAGTTACCTCATGTTTACAACCATCTTTTCAAGGATACAATGTAATTAATTTTGAAGATCGTTACACACAAACTATTGAGACTTTTGATAGTGTTAGAAGACAAACTAAAGATTCTTTGATTGTATTTTCAGATAGTTCTGTGCATCCATTGGATGATTGGAAAATGGATGTCATAAAATCCAAGGTGGATATATTTCTTGATTTCAGTAAAAATGAACAAGCTCAAGAAATCAACAAACATGGATTAAAAAGTATAGGTGAAAACTTTCTATTATTGAATAGCATACATCACCTAAAAAGTCTTTATGATTTTACTACTATGCAGGGACGGATGTTTAAATTGGGTGCAAGAGTAAATTTACAAGATTCTTTTGATTTAAAAGATTATGATAATTGTTATGGTAAATATGTATTTAAAAAAAGGTTAAACAGCTGGATGCCAGAAGAAATACAAAATTCATATGGTTCCACACACATACTGGAAACCAGACTATATTCATGGTGTTTTTCTTTAATTGATGAATATATTCAAGTTATACATAAAAATTTTGAATTGTTCAATAGAGGTCTAGATACAGAACACTCACATCTAATTAACATTCCTCCAGACAAATTATTGGAATATGATATGGTAAACACTGGATGTGTTTTGGCTCTGAATGGTGAATATATGTTGGATTAAGCATTATATATCTAATCGAATAATTCAAAAAACCGTAATGTAACTTAAAAAGTTGTATAAATAACCTCACGGGCAACCAAAGTGTGTTGCGTTTCTATAGGTAAACAATGTTATCTTTCAAGAGCTTTTTAACCGAACAAGAGGATTCCGAGGAGGGCGCCAGCCGTCAGATTAAACACCTGACGCATGTGGAAGACCGTCCCTTACAAACAGGTGAAAAAGGCACAGCACATGCTATCAAGTCATTGACAGCTGCAGCTGAACACATCAAGGCAGGTAAGAAGACTTCCGAACTTACCACAAAATATGATGGTTCTCCAGCCCTAGTTTACGGTCATCACCCAAGCACTGGTAAATTCTTTGTTGCATCCAAGTCAGCATTCAACAAGACACCAAAGATTAACTATACACCAAATGATATTGATAAGAACCACGGACACGCACCTGGCCTTGCGGCCAAGTTAAAAGATGCACTGACACATTTGTCTAAGACTTCACCTAAACAGGGTGTTTATCAAGGTGATATGATGTTTGGTACCGACAAGGGTGATAAACAACAAGAGAAAAATGGCGGACATTCGTTTCATCCAAATCCTTCTGGTCTGACATACACTGCACATGGTGATGAGGCCAACAAAGTCAAAAAAGCAAAGATTGGTGTTGTTACACATCTTTCTTATCATGGAGATGACGCAGCAAGTCTAAATGCATCACACGAAGTCAACCATGAAAAGTTTACAAGACATCCTGATGTATATTCCGTTGACCCTAGAATGGACACAACAAAAGTTCATTTCAATCCAGAAGACCAGAAAAAATTCAACAAACATATTGCAATGGCTCAATCAGTACATGACACACATGGTGATGACATGTATGCTGGTACAAAAGCACATCATGGAGTTGGTGCTTCATTGGAAACTTATATGAATCATACAGTTAGAACAAGTGAAGAACCTAATCATCAAAACTTTAAGAATTGGTTAGAAACCGATACGAATAAAAAAATTGATAAACTTAAAGTTGAAAAGAATCGTACAGCCAAACAAACTGAACTAAAAGATCAACTTGGTAAAATTGAAAAAAATAAAAAACACTATAACAATGTATTTAAGATGCATGGCCATTTACAGGCCGCAAAAGGTGTATTGATTGACACAATGAATCA